TCTACAAGATTATACCCACGAGTTGATAGGACTGCCCCGCCTTATTCTGCTTTCTGTATAGCCCGTTCCAGATACCAACGTGCCTTCTGCAAATCCTGTAACGGGTCAGTGTCCTTGTGACCGGCACGAACTATATACTTCACGACGTTACCTAGATGGTAACTCAACTGCTTAGCCTCAATGAAGTCGATCACCTCAAGCCCACCCACGGTGTAATGCGGGGGATGATTCACCATATCAGGTTGTGTAGTAATAATTGCGGGGGTTGTATCGAACACTCCAGTAGCCTGTTCCATACCAGCTACTACCGCACCTACAACTGCATTGTGGAATCTATCGTTCTTACCTTTCTTCAGTAGATCATTACGCATCCACTTATACGTAGAGTCCTTACCCTTGGTCAGCGTCAACCCACCAACTTCTACGCCTTCCTTTATTTCCAACGGCGCATACCCGTTCGCCTTGTTCTCCTTCTTCATGTGATACCGTGCGCTATACACGTCTTGCGTAGTAGCATCACACCGCTTCGCTATTTCCTTCGTTGTGGCCTTCGGATACTTCAGTATTGCCCTGCGAATCTTTTCTAACTTGCTCATTGTCTAGCTCCTTGATGTGTTGTTCTGCATACTCTTTTAGAACCTCCCGCATCTTGGCTTGCGTGCGTGTCGGGTAGGTCTCTCTATACCACTTCATTACATGGGGTTCAAGCCTAATACTAGTGAATGCCAGTGCAGGTTTCTTCCCCTTACCTCTACCACGTTTCTTGATAGCATCTTCCATGTTGACCCCATGTTGGTAATGTATAACATTGTTATGTTGCGTCGAGAATGAAAAAGGTATTGGCATCGACCTTGAGTCCTGCACCCTCAATGATCTGGCTATCCTCTACTAGCTTAAGCATACCCACCCCTCTACGTATGAAGTCAGGTAGCTGCTCGCTAGTACATACTTTAATCTCACCGCCTTTACCCTTCTGCACAGCATAGTCCAACTCGTTGATCAACACAAGCCACCCGCTGCCGTTATTTCTACAATCATATACTGCATTTGCTACTCTGCTCTCATTAACCTCCTTCGGAAAGTTATGCCTCTCCTCATCAGTAATACTTAGCTGCGGGTTTAGAGTATCCCATTGCTCTAGTAATAGCTTAACAACTGTAGGCATCATCTTGCTGTAGGTTGCCGCTATAATCCTATCCTTGTTAGTCGTAACACTATACGCTACGTGGCTAGCATGTTCCTGTGCCGTAGCCAACATCTCAAGCACACTTTTACGCGCCACGAACTTGTTGATCTGTTTGATCGCCTTCTTCATGTCCGTAGTCCTGATGCTACTACCCCGCTTCCTAGATTTATCTATGCGCTCGTTACCGATAACAAAGCAATTCCTTTCGTTATACAAACCCATAGATATCCTGCCTATCTCCTCGCGCTTCTCGGTAATAACCACTTCCCTCGCGCCTAGTATCTGCGAACTCGTGCTAAAGAACTTGTAGTTTTTGCACTTAAGTACCCATGTCGGATGGGCTAGTGCTACCGCCTCTACTAGCGGTTTGATAAACGGATGAATAACAAACGTGTTGCCGTGGTTGTCCGCATCTGTGCGTAACTCAATGTTAGCGTATGCCATGTCTACTCTCCCTTACCAATCGAACCGTTTAAGAATGTCATCTACCTTTGCCTTTACCGTGCTACGCACATCAGCACTTTCCTTAATCGCATCAATGTCCACACCTAACATTGTTATCTCAAGGGCACGTCGTGCTTCCTCCAACTGCGGGTCTTTCGTTATGTTCAAGTGAGTCAGCATGCTGCATAGACCTTGCGCGTTACTCACAAACGTATCATGGTAGCGCCGCTTGGTTTCATCATTGCCCTCTACGTCAGTCAACTTCTCCGACATACCGGTCAGCATGCTATGCAACTTATCCCACGGTTCCTTCATAGCGTCGGCTAGCCGTCCGCTGTAGCTGCTCTCGTATTGCTGTGCTAGCTCTTGCATCTCCTGTTGCGGTATATCCAAACGGAAGTCACCCGACTCAGGCAACGGACTAAATACCAAACGGAATCCAAACTTCTGCTTAACATCCTCCAACGTAGGGTAATCGTCCGGGTCAAATAACGCGCCCATGTGATGCTTTGATAGGTCTATCAAATCTATGTAGCTCGCGTAGAAGTCATTACACATGTTATCCATGTTGGCTTGATACGTGTTCATCGTCTGCTTGTATTCCATGAACAGCGACGTAGGTAACAGGCGCGTCCCTTTGTCCGACCAAGACAACGTGGTCTTGTTGTGATACAGCCGGATACCTGCCGCGTAGTCTGCAATAACCTTGCGCTTGCTAGTGCCTGCCATAAGGTTCTTCTGAACCCTCGCGCTACCTGTGCTTGCTGAGTTATTGATAAGCACCGACTCGGTTGCCCCCTTGTCATACTTATTAGCAGGCCACACGCTGATGTTCAACTCTACCAATACTGCGCTAGATGAAATGCTCATGTCTATCTCCTATTTCTTCTCTGGTTTACCTGCAAGTTTAGCCATCTGATACAACGACTCGGTCATCAAATGCACTGATACCACTTGACTTTCTGTATCAATGTAGACGTGATGCGTAGTGCCGCCATCTTCTGCTTTGCGATACACCTCCTCATACTTCTCTACGCCGCTCAATGCTTCTAATACTTGCACGGCTTTATCCACATCCAACACATACTTGTGGTAGCCCAACATCACTATTGCTTTAGCTCTTGCCATCCTATTCCCCTTTCTTAATATGTATCGTCTTACCCACTGGTGCGATAACATCGTTATCAATAACCACCCATAGAACTGGTGCATTCCATTCCACTCCCCAAGAATCCCCAACGTATCCGTCAGTCAGGATGATGATTGCATCGGGTCGAATCGCTTTCTCCTGCATGTATCCGATCATGCAACTCGGGTCAGTGCCGCCACCACCTTTGGGTTGGGTCGATGTAACAATGTTATCCAGCGCGTTAGTATCGTATTCTTCATGTCCTGCTACTTCACAATCCCAATACAACAGGTCGATCTTCTCTGGCTTCACATCTTGAGCGATACCCTGCACCTCAGCGAGGAAGTCATTCAACTCCTGACCTCCGATGGAACCGGACGTGTCGATGCCCACCACCAGATGCCCCACCCTCTCGCTTATCAGCGTAGGCATATAGACACCAGTGTGCAGGAACCGCCGGTTAACCCTACGCCACGATGACGTATCACCACCACGCATCGTAGACTTGACGAACTCACGCAGGGCTTCCTTCCAATTAACCTGTGGTGCTAGCAGGTCACCCAACTCACGGCTCATGCCACCCGCACCCTTACCGGCTATCTTCTGCTGTGCGATTAGCCCTTGTCGGATACCTGCATCCACATCACGCTCAAGGTCTGACTTCTCCTTGTCGGTCAACTCCTTGGCACCCTCCCAATCATGCTCATCAAACCCACCGGCACCCTCACCCTCACCATCACCGGCACCGAACCTACCCTTACCATCCTTCTTCTCCTGCTTGAGTAGGTCGAACACCTGCTTGCTGTTCATGCCACGGAACTGCTCATCAAGTAGGCCAATGCGCTTACCGTTCTTAACCGGCATTGCTATAACATTGTTATTCTTATCCATATCAACCAACTCAAGGTTGATCACGTAGTCACACGCCATGTTCGCCAACTGCGCATCCTCGTCATACAACTTACGCCAGATGAACAGATGCCGGTAGACCTTGTGCATAGTCTCGTGCAGCACAACGAACGCCAACTCCTTGTCATCCAACTCCTTGATGAACTCCCGCCCATACATCTCATCTCTACCGTTAGTAGCTGCGGTAGGCAGGTCATCCACTACCCTCGTTCTGCCTAGCATCATCACCCCCGACCAGAATGCAAACTGTGGGTTGCGCATGATGCTGATCTTCACCTTGCTAAGGCGACGCTCTTCCTTGTCCTTCTGTTCCACTCCCTGCTTGGCTACGGATAACATTGTTATCTCCCTTGATTAAAGTAAGTCCTCGTTCTTCTGAACCCAGTCAGCAAACTTCTTGCTGCTGAACGCTATCTGCTGCTTGCTCGGGGTCTTAGCGATGTTGATCGCAAAGCATGCTTGCCACTCGGCACCGAACCGTTCGATGTAGTCCATGAACGCATTGATCGTAGACTTATCCACCTTACTGATCGCACCGAACACTACAATGGCACATGCACCTGCGCTGTCAGGCACAGACGCACTCTTAGGATTGGCTATCACAGATTCCCACGTCGGCAACTGGTCTGCGAACTCAATGTAAGCCTGCATCGCACGACTCGCTGACTCACCCACGGCACCACTCATTGCTGCTATCAGACTCTCGCTATCCAACTGCGAGCGCACCTTAACAATGTTAGACACCCGCTCAAGACTGCGAGGCGATACGAAAGCAGTCTGCATCCTCTTGGGGTTGTAGATGAACTCATTCCCATCTTGGTTGCCATCGGTGTAGCTTGCCATCGCATGCGGATACTGCTTAACCCATGCACATATCTCTGGCGCGATACCGTTGTTCATCGCCCACCCCAACCACTCATCAGCATCGGGCTTTCTTACACGTAGCGGGATAATACGATTGCGACTATGCGCTTTCAGGCTGTCACCTACACCGTCACTACTCAGGTTGCCGGTCAGGAACGTGATGCTCTGGTCATGCACAGATATGTCACCTAAGCGGGGATTCACCACCTCAAGCATGGGGTGCAGCATGTTCTTGATCGGGTCAGCACCCTTCGTATACTCATCTAACATTGTTATGACGGGCTTACCTAGATGCAACTGGAAGCGGCTGTTCGGGTAATACCTAGTAGTGCGTGTCTCGTGGTCGATCACCGGCATAGCAATGTCACCCAAGTCCATGTTCGGCACGTCGATGTATGCTGTGCTGTGATTGGGCAACGCTGCTGCTAGCGTCTTAATCAGAGAGGACTTACCAATTCCGGGTTCCCCCTCTAACAAGTAGCGGTTGCTCGGCGTGGACAGGATGATCTTCGCGCTCTGTGCCAACGTGATTGTCTTACCAAAAGTTACTTCAGCCATGATCTTACTCCTATTAAAGTATGTATAAGTTACGAGTATTGATATAACATTGTTATGTGCTGCCAACTAGGAACGTCTTGCTGCCAACTAGGAACGTCTTGCTGCCAACTAGGAACGTCTTGCTGCCAACTAGGAACGTCTTGCTGCCAACTTAGCGGCGACTACTTATTGCCGTTTTCAACTAACAGGGCGGACTTTCCCTGTAAGTATATATTATACCACATAATACTACCCATGTCAAGTGTTTTGGCGTCTTACTTAGCTAGCGTCGTCGGCATGAAATGAATCCCAATTGCTACCGTAGAACCCCTTGTATGCGTCCTTCTTCACCTCGCCATCGGGAACTTGCACCTCCTTGAATACCCTGTCGCGGTTAACCCCAAGCAGCACGTTCTCGTAGAACTCCATGTCTATACGCACCGTATCCCTGTAATGATCAATTCCTCTGCATAGCAGCATAGATGCTCGGTAAAAGTCATAGTGCTTGTTCTCCATCGTGCTTAGCATCCACTTGTTCAGATACTCCACCCGTTGAGTAAACTCGCTTCGCCCGTTCATGCGTGTATCACTTGTAGGGTAATGCCCTTGTGCCAACGCCTCCTCTATCTCCTGTTTATGCACGCCCTCACCTGCACGTAGTTTGAGGAAAGCACATATGTATTCATGGAAGGGGCGGTATGGTGCGAGTGCTTCCTTCTTACCCTTGCGGTCTACCATGTGGACGATGCGCTTATCCCAATCGCTTAGCGTGAAGGTGTCCATCCCACCATCGGGATGCTTTGTTCTGGTTAACGTAGTAGGGGCATGACTATGTAAGCGGTATTCTCCGCCATCACTAAACTTAACGCAGATAGAACCGTCGAACACCCGCGTTTGAATACCCAGACGCCACACCAATTCGCTGATGAACTTGCAGGTCGAACTGCTTATCCACTGGTTGAGGGATATAACAATGTTATCCTCCGGCGTGAACGTAACCACTGGCGTGTTGTAGAGGAAGCACTGGATGTTGCCGTTCTCCTGCTTGAATATACGGAAGCTGTCGATCTTACTGCGCTTACCCAACGGGCGCTGATCTTCAGCCCGCCCACGGATATGCTTGGTAGTCTCATGCCTTTTCAGTGCCTCCGCGTAGTTTTCTATGCTACTGATACCTGATACTTGATAGCTCATCTCACACCTCCACTCATAAAGAACCACGTTACCACCCACCCACTTACTACTCCCAGTATCCAAACGATTAGCATCTCCATCTCATTTCTCCGGTTTGTCTAAGTTATCTAAGGCAAATCTACCCCGCGTCGCAGCATCCACCATCGTATCCCACCATTCCTCAGTGCAATCCACAGTGCCATCACGCGTCTCCCATGCGCTAACAATGTTATGTAGCATCAACGCAAGCATGGCTTTCTCGTCCGTCAGATCGTCCATTGCCTTTTGCCACGCAGGGTCAACTTGGGTTATTGGTGTAGGTTCGGGTGCGGCTTGCACTTCTGTTGTAGTCTGGCACTTAGAACACCACCCAAAGAACACCCCTTTTTCCAATTCAGCCGCCACGTTAAGTGTCATCTCGCACACTCTACAATTTAAATACTTCATCATGCCTCCAAAATAAAGAATACAAACACAGCACCGACCACTACCCCTACGAGGAACATCATAGCTTCGATCATTTCAACTCCTCTGGTATCTCTACCTCATCACCTAGCTTGGATGCAACGTAGCAGCGCATTGCTGCAATCAGGGGCGTTGGGCCGGTCAGCCTGTGGGTTTCGCTTTCGCTGTTTTTGTACGCCGCCCAGCTTCCACCACCAAGGTTTTCGACACGGGCTATCTCCCGCTCGATGATCGAGCCACCTTGCGACCAATCGGTTGAGTAGTGCATATTAAACATTTCATGGTGCGGATGATCTTCGTATGTAAACTCTACTTTTTCACACTTCGCTACTGCCCAATCAAGGGCAGCACCTTGTAACTCACTCGTTTTGATCTTCATACTAACTCCTCTGGTATCTCTACCTCATCACCTA